CGTTTGACGTAGAGAAAAGGAAGAAGGATGGGCTATTGATCGTAAAGAACGTACCTATCCGATGCATGGTTACGTTCAACCGGAACAGGATAACGTTTTTCACGGGTCATAGGATAGACGCAAGCAAGTTCGTCCCGGAGAAGGGCATCGTTAAAAACGGATGCTTCAACAAGGCCGGGGAAAGCTCTTCCGAGATAAACTCCGATCTTGACGATATACGTGCCACATTGCAAAACATATTCCGCCAATACGAGAGAGAGGGCGAGATGCCTAGCGCCAACGATATCAAGGAAAAGTTCAAGGTTGCGACAGGCCGGGTAAAAGAGGAAGAGAGGAAGCCGATATCCCTGTTCGATATCTATAAGGAGTTTATCGATACGGTAGGGAGGCAGAACGCATGGACGAAGACATCGCACTACAAACATAACTCGATCATGCACCTTCTGGAGGAGTTCAATCCACAGATCAAGTTCGATGACCTGTCGGAGGATACCTTGCAAGACTTCGTAGAGTTCTTAAGGGAATACAAGGGTATAAGGAATACCACGTTGAACAAGTACCTCCACTTCATAAAGCAATTCCTTTTATGGGCCGACGACAAGGGATACAACACGAGAAAGGACTATCGAAGGTTCAGCCCAAGGCTTAAAGGGGCGAACTTCGAGCTGAAGAAAGTCATATACTTGACATGGGAGGAACTGATGCGTATATATAATATGTATATAAAGGAAGGGACGTTATCCACCGTCCGTGACGTTTTCTGCTTCTGCTGCTTCACCGGCCTCCGTTACTCCGACGTATATAACTTAAGGAAGACGGATATCATTAACGGGAAGATTGACATCGTGACACAGAAGGACAGCGACAACATACAGATCGAGTTGAACAAGTACAGCAAATCAATACTTGAGAAATACGAAGACATCGAGCTCAAGAACGGGAAGGCGCTGCCTGTATTGTCCAATCAGAAATACAACATGCATCTAAAGGATCTCGGCAAGATGGCGGAGCTGGACTCCGAGATAACCGAGGTATGGTACGAGGGCAACAAGCGAATACAGCAGACATTCCACAAGTGGGAACGGCTTACTACCCATGTCGCAAGGAAGACGTTTGTCGTCAACGCCCTCATGTTAGGCATCCCCCCTCAAGTCATCATGAGATGGACAGGGCACAACGACCTCAAGGCCATGAAACCTTACACTCATATAGTGGACAAGCTGAAGGAGGACGAGATGAGCAAGTTCGATAAGATATAAACAAGCATCTTATATAAAAAACAAGAATATATTATGAACGAGGAACTAAAACAACTTTTGGAGTGGTTTGATAACTACGAGATTACATTTAATGAAATCAGGCTAAGCCCGTGTCAATACATATTTGACCTCCGAAAATTTATCTCGGTCCAAACGAACTCCGTCCGGAAGAACTGGGAAAATCCAACATTTGAGTATGATATTTTGAGCCTCTATCAGCTTAAAAAAGTACTGGAGGAAAAAGAGGAAGAAAACACGCCGTATACCAAGACCACATCGCCCGTATAAAACAAGGAAACATAATGATATAATCAAACAAAAAAGGATGGAAGGATAACACAGGGCTGGAATATTAATTGTTGTTAATTCTATAAATATTTCTGTTACGCTATTTGGTAACAAACAATATTATACTTATCTTTGTAACATCAAAATAACAATAGAGCTGGTGGCAACAGTAACAATTCAGCGACAATAAGTATGAGACAGATAGACAAAACGGCAAGAAAGCTAAAGTCTGATTTTGCTGGACGCTACAATGATTACTATAAGTCCGCAACAATATTTTTAGATACGGATGATGACGAGTTGTATTTAAAATACTGGGGACAAGGAGAGCACTATATCGAGTGCCCAAAATATCTTATACCTCTCGTCACATATGAAGCTCGATATGGTAATTGGGGTGATGAGTATGGAAATGAAAAAAACTGGATCCTTACAAAAAAGGTTATTGCGAAAGACATTAAGGAGAGTTTACCCCATTGGGATTATATTGATGATTATTATGGTGAAGTCAATATACCTCAATGGCTTAAGGACGAGATAGAGTTATTTAAATAACAAAAAACAGGGAGTCTGAAAACTCCCTGTAAATCCCCACGGAGAAATCCGTGAATGCAGCGTCGCTGCCATCTACGATAGTAGAAATTAGTTCGTTTCAATCCACGCCCGAAGGCGACTAATATAATTTCTGATATGCGGTGCATAGGTACGTGTTTTTGAATTAATAAACAAGCAATTTTCAATGTTATAAAATATAAGATTATGAACTCATACAATATCTACGAAGAGAATCATTACGAAACTGTACTTTATCACGCAATTGCGCGTGACGAAGATCATGTAAGAGAACTGACAGAAGAAGCGGGTATTAATCTTGAAGGGTTGACCATCGACTTGGAGCGTTCTAACGTTAAGGACCAGATGGGAATACTATACAGCGCAATTATTGAAGATGCAGTTGTAAGATGATGAATGAGAGACAACGAATAGGGAAACGAATAGCCGTAATCCGAAAGGAGAGAGGCTACACGGTTCGGCAACTGGCCGAACTTGCCAATCTTCGGGCAGCAACTATCAGCAACGTCGAGAACGGGAAGTTCTCCGTTGGGATAGATATCCTTGCGAAGATATGTGACGCACTAGAAGTTAAAATAGAAATAATATGATAACGACAAGCATGACACCCTCCGAATTGTTGGAGGAGATCAAAGCTGATTATCCCAATATATTCTCCGTATCCGATACCAAGGACGCTAAGGTGAGCCGGATAATCAATAAATCCGGCATCTTTCCTGTGCGCATCCACTCATTTGTTACCACTAAGCGTAAAAACAAGTGGCTGATATTATGGGAGGCCCACAATAAAAAGGATATAGGCGACAATTGCCGGATCTCTTTTGTGTGCTACCATGATACCAATCATGGCAAGTATGCCTATATGCCTGTCTTTGTCAATGGCAAGATGGTTCTTCTCGCGTTTCCTCCTCACTTCTTCAGCCGGTTCGCCGATCGGATGGGAATTAACCTTACAGGCAAAGAGTTGATTAAGCGGTACTTCGAGATAAACAATAGTTATTCATTCACATTTTCGCACGAAGAGGTGGACGGAGGGTACCGGGAGAATGTATTAGCCACCTGTAAAGAGGGAATTGCGATGGGATTCAAAGCCGTAGGGCCGGATGTTTTTCTGCTGAAGACCTTTATCACCTACGATATGTGCAAGGGGGATCAAGTCAGTAGCTTCGCCAAGAGCGAGGAGTTCAGGAGAATTCAACATGACAACAAGTAATAGTTCTATTTTTCGCATCGCCAAAGTATAACGCCCGTGTTTTTTCTGACACGGGCGTGTTTTNNNCTTATTATCATATTTAATATCTCTATGTTGAAAATTCGCTAGAATCAACATTCCTACGCTTGACATAAAGGCATCGCTTGGATATCTCAGGATTCGCTATACCACGGTTATACACTCTTACCGTCATTACCACTTTTCTTTTCTCTAAAAACAAATCTTCCGCCAGCCGAATTATCTGCTCTACTCTATCGTCATAATCACCAACCATATTAATTAGATTTTTTAAGGTAATAATTAAACAGTACAGCGAAAAAGTTTGTTTTGCAACACTCACATGTTATTAAGCAGAATCTTTCTCTCCTTGCCGGTTCCCGGACCTATCGTCTCTCTCTTGCTTCAACGACTCGGCCAACAGGCCTATGAGTTTCTCGATATTCCGGCTGTTCCTTTCGTTCGCCTCCGCGTTTTGCTTGCCTTGCGCCGTTAGATCATGTATGATATCTAGCAGTTCCCTTGGATTAAAGCCGTCACCTATTTCTTCCGGGATATCCACTGATCGTGCGGGTGGAACGTCAGAGGTTAGCATATCACCAACACCTGTAAGAAGCCATGCAATATTTAGATCAGGATAAATAGAAGATATTTTATCCAATGATGTTCTTCTGATACTATCTCCTATATTATTTACAAATCCAGTAGATAAACCCACTTTTTTCTCAAAGCCACCTTGACTAATACCTATATAGGCAAGAAATGATATTAATCTTTCCTTCGTCGTCATGCTGATTTTTTTTCTGTAAAATTATATGTTATCATGTTGCGGATGATACCATACAGATTAATAATATCCCTTTAGGGACTATACAAGCAATTTCCTAAAACCCACAACATTTACGAATATTGCCTTTATCAAAAACTCCTTATATCCATGTACGAAAAAAACGCACAAAGTTAAATAATGTTTATGCTGAAAATATTTCAGCAAAACAATAATATATACTGAAATATTTTCAGTATGTTTGCATCATCATTCAATCACGCACAAAGATACGATAAAGATTGAAATAACGAAATGGCATAAACATGCCAAAATGATATAAGGTCCTTTAGCTCAGACGAACAGAGCGACGGTTTCCTAAACCGCAGGTCCCGGGTTTGAATCCCGGAAGGGCCACTAAAAAAGAGTTCTTTGACTTATTGAATAAAATCCTTATCCCCATAAGAGGATATACGCAAGAGATATAGGTATGGCGGGTAAGGTTATGATAGGCGAAGATACCGGAAGGGATGATGATCCCCGCTCCCGATGTAGTTTAATCGGTTCCGATGTTGGAGTCTACATATTTAATAATGTATATACAAAGGTTAGATATTACGTCGTGTCAGTGAAGTACGGATATTTCCGTATCGGTGTCAAACTGTCTATCTAACGCATAAGATACACTCCCCTACCCGTCTATGATTCGGGTTCGAAACCGTTGGAGGTTGTAGGGGAGCTATTATAAATAAAAAGGAAATGTAAATCATGCAGAAAAAAGTGGAAAGCAAAAGAAAGATCAGAGAAATGAAAGTATCTGAGAAACTATCATTCCCTATAGAAGTGTTGGAGACGGTTAGAAATAACGTGTCTCTGTTAAACGCTAAGTATTATAGAGAGGGGAGAAAATGGTCTTCCGTATCAAACAAGGAGGAAGGGATCGTTTATGTCAGACGCTTAACATGACAGATCATGGAAAGGGTATTCACCGAGTTAACCGAGGAATGTGATTACACGGCCCAGTATTACGCCGTGGGATTCGAGAAAAAGGAGATAGCCGAGAAAAAACACAGGTCGTTGCATACTATCATAAACCAGCTAAGGACGGCTTTCGAGATACTTGGCGTAAGGAACGGAAGGGAATTGGCCATAAAGCTATGCGAGAGACTGTGCGATATAAAGGCTAACGTAAATATACAACAGATGGTTCATTCGGCCGTGGCGTGCGTCTTGCTACTTATCCTTTGCGTGGATTCTCATCTGGAAATGAGAAGGGCAAGGCAAAGGTGCCGGTGCATAGCTAGAATAGAGATATCCTCTAGGGCTTTTAGAGGCTGTAGAGGGAGGAATATAACATTATAACAATAATAATATGGAGAATATAGCGGAATTACCGGCAACCCAAGTGACAGCCGGACAACTAGCGGACTTGATCATATCAAGGCTAGCCACCCAAAAAGAAGAAGATCCATCCCGGAAGTACGTGAGGGGACTAGATTCCTTGGCGAAATTGCTCCAAGTAAGTACATCCACCATAGCGAGATACAAGAAGAAGGGGATTTTCGGGGATGCCATAAAACAAAATGGCAAATATATCCTAGTGGACGTAAAGCTCGCTCAGGAAAGGTTCTTTTCCAAAAAGACGAGACCACATTAACAAGTCTTCCGGCTTATGGTCTTATCGCACCTGTGACGCATAAGCCGGAAGAATCTACTTATAATAAAAATTCTCCCACCCGTTATCATTCGGGTTCGAAACCGTTGGAGGTTGTGGGGGATCAAATCTATAAACAACATTAGTATGAGATACATATTTATATCATTTACATTGCTGGCCATGTTAGTGGCTAGCATCTTAAAGGTTTTAAATTATATCAATTGCAGTTGGTGGGTAATAACCTCGCCATTGTGGTTGTACTGTCTATTTCATATCATGCTATTAGTTATAGCATTTATATTTCTTTTTTATCCTTCTAAAAAAGAAAAAACGAATATTGATGATACCTCAAAGTCAAAGGTGGAGAAACTGCTTAAAGAAAACTTCGGAAGACGAAAGAATAACTGATAAACCAAATTTAATCTTATGAAAGAAAGAAGGATTCCACCCTAGGAATTACCTAGGGAAGGTAGCGAACCATAATAAATTCATATTATATCAATATCCGTAAGACAAAGGCTTGCGTCCGGTGAGAATCCGGTTATCCAGTTATATTATTATTCAGGGTTACAGGGGGTTCGAGTTCCCCGGCTACCACGCTTAAATCACATTGCTAATTATTATACACTTCACAACCAAGACCTTAATATACCGCCGTGAGGCAGGAAGGAATATTAGTTTTTACTTAAACTGTGCCGGGGTGGGATTCCCCGGCAAACGCTCCCTTAGCTCAGTTGGTTAGAGCGCAACACTCATAATGTTAGGGTCGCCGGTTCAAGCCCGGCAGGGAGCACGCTTCATCCCTAGCGGATGCTATTCAATCAATTATTTCACTAAAGTGCAACGCAGGTCTCCGTCCGTGAGGATATGAGGCCTTTTCACATCAAGAAATTTAAATCAACAACATATGATAAAGAGAAAACAAGCATGGTTCTGGAAGATATTCCGGGCCATAAAGAGCATTATCATCTTCTCGCTAAGGATGATCGCAGCTACCATATTAGGGCTGATATCAATAGTGTCAATATTTGAGTGGTACGAAAAACCTCTCAATATTCACCTCTTGATCCTAGCGATCATATCAATCTTTATTGTGGTACACCAAATAGTTATAATGACTTATGAGTCAGAAAAATGATTTCGGGGTGATATACGTGGTGCAAGCCCCTTCAAGGCCTAACCGATCCAAGAAGGACGATATCCTAGACGAGCTAAATTCTCTTAGCAAGGAAGAATTGATAGAGATAAGAAAAGATATCATTAAACTAATAAACGATAAAAAATGAAGACATTCGAAGAATTAAAAGAAGATCTGCTTGAACGGGCTAAAAAACATCACGCTTGCCAAGATGGATACAGGATGGGATTAAACGCCAAAAGCAAACAAGACTTGCTGAAAGCGATAACCGATAATTGGTATTGGGTCTTGAGTACGTCCAAGATGATTGACGCAAATTACCTAGAAAAAAACTTTACTGAGGAGGAATTAACCGAAGCTGGCATTTACACAAGAAAAGAACACACCTCTAATGCTAAATCATTTGCTTGCGGCTCTGCCACGGTCAAGG